TCAATTACAGCATCAATGTAACTACTGAACGCTTCCCATTGGCGGTTGTTGTTGACCCACGGCTTGAGTTTGCTGAGTATTTGCTGGTTGTTCATTTCCACTAAATCCTTGTTCACCCGGCTGCGGCACCATGCCTACACCCATGTTTGCGCCACCCGCACCTGTTGGGTCCATCGCGTCTGCACCTGCCGGTGCTGGCTGACCCTCTGCAGGGGCTTGGAACTGTTTCATTAGTTCTGCTTGCAAGGCGGCTTCGTTCATATTGTTGGTTACTTTGTCGGGGTCAAGGTCCATAGACTTTGCAATCTCACGGATTACATACTGGAACTTTGCGAAAGGAGCAAGAGCAGGATTACTAGCCACTTGCAAGAATTGCATTAGGCGTTGGCTGCGCACTTCATTTGCCATCAGGCTTTCTGTGCCACGTGCCTTAACTTCAAGGTCGCCTTTGATGCTAGGGTCAAAATCAAACTGCATGTTAAAGCGGAAGAAACCTTCGCCAAGAGGACGTAGCATGTAGTCATCTACGTTTTTGATAACAGTTTTAATGCTTCCTGCGGCAGCACCCATAAGCATGGAGATACCAGAAGCAGTACGGCCTACACCTTGTACGCCTGTCTGTCCATGCGCAAATGAGGGGAAGCCTGTGCTTTCATCTGCCAGCACACGAGCCTTATCAAACAGCATCATATTCTCAGATGAAACATTCGGGAACTTAGTACCGAAAATAGCCTGACCCGGTGCGCCACCCTGACGACGGAATACCTTACCCGGATACAGTGACAAGTCTTGCCCCGGCACCAGATTGGTTTCGTCTACTTCTACAATCAGGTTGCCTGACAGCACAGCGTTGTCTACAGCCATACGCATGAAACCATTCATCAGCGTCTGTGTGTCGTCCATGTTCTCTGCAATGCCTACGCCAAAGAAACTGTATGGGTTCAGTTCATATGGGGCTGCAGCGTATGGTATTTTGGCTGGCTTAAATGGATTAAGAACCATCCGAATAAGTTTACCGTTACAAATCCAGATGTTTGCCTGTAGTTCATCAAAGTCTTTCAGTTCTTCCGGAATATCAACATTTTGTTCTTCCAGCATTTCGGTATCAACCATGCCCCAATACTCAAGCACCTCAAAGCGGTCAATGCCATGCTCTGGTGCGTAGTCAGACAGGTCGTCTTCCCAATACTTTTTGTCGTAGTTTTCACCGAATGAAATTGCCTCATCAATAACTTGACTACGGAAGTATGGACGTTTCTTTAGATTACGCAGTTGTGTGCGGGACATCTTGTGCCGTTCAATTACAAACTGCGCTTCGTCCATATTATTTGCATCGGGGTCTGGATAGAAGTTCCAAACGGATACGTGGTTCACTTGTGGAACTGTTTTAAATAGCGGGTCGTACTCACCATCGTCATTCCAATTAGGATACTCTTTATCGGTGGCAAACGGACCTTTCATAATACCTGTGCCAAACAATGCCATTTCAAATGCGCTGCTGCGAAGACTTTTGCTGGCACCGGACTCTTCAAGCTGGTCGTGTATTTTCTTTTCCATTTTTTTAGCTGCAATCTTAGCTGGGCTAAATTCAATGGCGGTAGGTGTTTTACCCGGACCTTCTTTAAGTTTATCTTCTACAGGTTGTAGTTTATCCTCTAATGGACCTAATTGTTCCCCAAGTGTTTTTGCTGTAGCACCAGCAGGAAACTCTGTACCATCTCCTGCAAAACCGTATGGACTAGACAAAGCCGTTTCGCCGCGAAGTTGCTCCGGCTCTTGTGGGTCAAAGTGTACGCTTTCAACTACACCTTCAGGAAGTTCTGTAGGGTCAACTGACAGAGGGAATTTATTAGCTGCAAATAGTACATCAACAATTTGACCATAGGCTGCTAGTGTTTTAGTCTTCGTTACCTTGATAAATACACGAGACTTTTCTGCTTCTGTAAACTGAACATCTGGGCCATACAGACCACGATAGTTGCGATATGCACGAAGCCAGCGTTCTTCATCTTGATGGCGATAGTCTTCTGCTCGTTGATATCGTTCCATAATAAATGGAATAATGTTGGATACTTCAGCGTCTTCAACGATAGTATCCTCTGTATCTTCAAGAGCGATAGCATCATCTTCAATCATCATTTCATCTTCGGCCATAATGTTTCCTTAATATCCAAATGTAGAATCTGCTACCGGCATACCTGTTGATGGTCGCCCGTGCGGGTCGTAGTCGAAAATAGAGAACCGGGGTCGGGACATAATACCGTACCGGAGTGCGTCATACAAATGGTCTTCAGACTTTGTGTCAACGTCTTCTGGATTTCTTTTGTCCAACGGGATGGACGGTAATTGACCGATGACATTTGTACAGCTATTAAAGAATACAAGTCTTGGTTCCTCTGTAAATTCATCTATCTGTAGTCTACGATGTATTTCGTTTTTACCTGCTACACGGCTACCACGACTACGGTCTGATGGTCTCCAGCGACAGCCTTTACTAATCATTTGCTCCGCAAGAGAAGGACCAGTATCGCCACGCTTGTGCCAAAGACTGCTATCCAAAACACCATACTTAATGTTGCCATCTTCAGCTTCCAAATCCAATATCATATCTGCCAAGTCTGTTGCCAATACTTTACTGACGTACAATTCTCTATATACAACCAATTGCTCATCAGGCGCAACGGCAAACCAAATAACACCAGAATAACTGCCGTAACCATAGTCACATGCACGAAACTTGACCCAGTTGTTAGGGATACGAAAAGGCTCCACAACGTGAACATCCCGATTAAACTCAGTAAACGCTGCACCTTCTTTGATGTCCCAATCGCCCTCAAGAAGCTGCCTACGCTGCTGTTCTGGAAGCGAGAGGAGCATGGCTTCATAGTCTCCTGCCGCAGATAGGTACGGGTTATCAGAAAGTCTTGCTGGGATGAACCGTCTTTTGAATAGAGACTTTCCAGCCTTGCTATGTCCTGCTGGGTACTTGAGTACTTCTCCTGTTTCAATGTCGGTTGCATCAAATGTCCTGTTATACGGTGCAGGGTCAATAAACATCTTCTTGACCCACTGATGTCCCCGTCCTCCGGGGTTAGTCGTAGCCCTCATAAAGATAGGCAAGTCTGGTGCAGTGGACCGTAGACGAGAACGCATGTAATTCCATGCATATGGTGTGGCCCACTGAGTTAATTCGTCAAACCCTATCCAGCTAAATGCCAGACCCTGATAACGCAAGACATCATCATCTTTATCCAGATATGACATCCACAACCTTGCGCCAGATGGTGCAGTCCACTGCATCTTACGTTCTGACCACTTGATACCCGGCCAGATTTTCGGGTACAACTCCTGCGACTTAAATATCAGTTCTCGCAGTTCTTCTGTTGTGTGCCGCAACAGTAGTCCACTGAACTGTGGATGACCCATATATCGCAGGGGGTCTGCCAACATGGCGTAGCTTTTACCACCACCGGCACTACCTCCGTACAAAACTTCACGTTCACTAGCAGCCAGAAATTGGGTCTGTGGCCCTTCGTTTGGCTTGAACAACACATTAGCGTGTTCTTCAATGCTGCTAGTTTCATATGAAACTTCTTCAATATCAACCGTTGGCTTTGGAGCCTGTTCTTGTTTCTTCGATTGCTTTCGCTTTGGCGATTGCCGTTTCCGCATACTCTGCCCACTTGCGGAGGCTTTTAGCTGTGTTCTTACGCTGTCGCTCATGTGCTAATCGTTTCCTTAATCCTACGTGTGAGATGTATCTGCCGCTATTTGATGTAAGCCAGTTTGCTACCTCACGGTAAGAATACTGATTGACGTACTTACGTGCCTTCTCTAACAAGTCCAGTTCAACTGGGATAGGGTCAAGAATGTCGGGGTCTTCTTCGTTCTTCTTATAGCCGAAAGGTACAGTCCTCGCAATGCGTGGTATCTGTATCCATTCATTTTCTTCTTTGATGTCTGTTGGCTGTGGGAGTTTCCACTTGCCTACGCTTCTAGTCATCGTCTTCCACAGCAGCTTTAGGTGGCATAAGCATAACACCACCGCTTGCTTCTACCTGCATCTTCTCTGTCTTTACCAGACCTACACGGTCAAGCAATTCTTTAGCAGCGGACATCTTATCACGAATGCCAAGTTCTGTCGGGTCATACAAAGCATGTGTCATCGCCATCGCCGCCTTCGGCGCATTACGTGCCATGTACATTTGAGTCGCCTCAAGTATCTCTTCTTTAATACCCTTAACAATTTCTGCAGTACTAGAAGTGTCAGCATATCCTGCCATCTTTTTAGCTGCAACCATATCGCCGCCAGCTTCATCAAAAAGCACGGCAAGAAACTTTTGTTGTTTGTCTGTTAGCTGTCTAGCCATTAAAACTCACCATGATGCATTGCGTGGGCTAATTTTGTACTACGTGATTTTACCTGAACTGCCCACCTGCTGTCAAGCATTTCTTTTGCCGCTATGTCAAATTTCCCTTCATGAACGGCATTCCACATTTTTTGAAATTTTCGCAAGCGAGGTACACCCATATTAAATGCCATGTCCATCAGTACAAGTTGACGTACAGCGTCTAACTCCTCAACGCAAGGGTGCGCACGAACCAGTTCCTCTTCGACTATCTGTACGTCATTCTTTGCAAGGTACATGGCATCAGCTTCAGTAATACCGTACTCATAGACAGCATCCATGCTAGGAATGTCCATCCAGTCCAGTTCTTCTTTTGTGATACCACGGTCCTCTAGGTTGCGTCCGATACCAATCGTATCAATACCAAGCGTATCTTTGTACACTTGAAGGCGCAGACCTTCGTGTGCTATAAGTTTGTTTACAAAGTTCTCAGCGTTATATTTCATTTCTCATGCCCCATCCATACCGCAAATGCACCTGTCATGGCCCCCGTGACTACACTCACTAGACCCGCCTGTGCGTTGGTAGGGTCGGGTAATGTCATAAACCACTCCACTACCCGCCAAGCGGATATTGACATCATAATCATCATCAAGCGGGGCAGTATTTTCCACTTGAGTAGTCTTTCCATTGTTACTTCTGCCACAATTAATCCTCGCCTGTTTTTCTGTTGTTCTGTCGTGCATACTCCACATCTGCAATAGGACTACCCTTTTCCAAATAACCTAGTAGCACTGCGAACACCAAAGCTGGCAGCAACGATAACACCAAGGCTATACTGATACCATGAAGGCATTGCTTGGAGTTGGGCAAAT